TCACGGGCTCTTCTTTTTGCCGAAAACCCGGTCGATAACTTCCCGGTCGGCATCCCCCTCAACATAGATTTCCATCAGCAGCCGGCGTGACTTCCACCCGCCATGGTCCGCCGTCGTGGCAACGTCCACGCCGTTCCTCACGATCATCTCTGTAGCGAAGCCGTGACGGCCGAATTCATGGCTGGTCAAGCGCGGGAGCTTTGCGGCCGTGATTACCTTGTCGATGCGCTTCTTGACCGTCGATCGGTTCGCCGCGGCAAAGACGAGCGTCGGATGGCGGCTTCGGATGTTCGCCAGGTCGACGACCATGGCGCGGGTCAGAAATACCTTGCGGCCCTCGCCGTTCTTCGTCCTTTCGAGGAAGGCAACGCCGAGCTGCAGGTTCACATCATCCCAGGTCAGCCGGCAAGCCTCAGAGACGCGCGTGGCGGTCTCGAACAGGAAGCGGGCTAGTGCAGCCGTCTCCGGCATGTCGAGCGCCTTGGCGGTCTTACTGAAGGCAGACAGCCAGTCCGTATTCCCAGCCGGCCGGCGCTTCTTCTCTTCCTTGAACCGCTTGACCGATATCTTCGGCAAGCGTTTAGCTTCGGCTATGTGGTTGATGACGGCGCGCATCGGCGTGATAACCTGCCGGTTCCATGTCGCGGGCGATGCATCGGGATAAATGATCTTCGCGGCCTTGCGGATCTCGGGGCCGTTGATGTCCTTCACCTTCCAGCCCTTGAAATGGCGAATGAGCTTCGCCAGGAAGCGGCCATCCTTGCCGTCGTCGAGATATTCGGCAACGGCGTCCGGAAAGGTTAGGACCGCTTCTTCACCGTGGACAACAGCACGACGGACGAGCGCTTCGTGCTTGATGGCGATGTCTTCCGCGAGCCGCTTGTCGTCCGTTTCAGCAGAGCGTCTATATCGCTCTCCGTCCACCGTGAAGCTGTAATGCCAGACCTCGCTTCCTTTTCGCTGGTAGACGTTTGGCATGGCTTGGGCTCCGGCTTGGCGGCGTTGACGATGATATCCAGATCGGACGGCAGCAGGAACATGGCCTTGCCGAGCACCCGGCAGGCGCCCAGAGCCCGCGCGCGCTCCCGCAACGTCCGTTCGGATATCTGTATGCCTGCGGCCTTCAGCTTGGCAACGGCCACCGATGGCGATATCGCTTCGTCAAGAAATGACATGGCAAGTCTCCTTGATATCCACAGGTGCCTTGTGCTGCCGGCGCCATTGTTCTGCTTCGGAGATGAGGCGGAGGAGCGCGGTCATGATGGCCACCCATCTCGGTTTTCGTCAAAAATCTCGTCCCATGTTTTCTCATGGCGTCGTTTTTTTAGATACCGTTGCACTGCCCATGCAACCAAGAAGGCCAGAGTGAAATAGCCAAATATTCCGCCAAATATCAAAGCTTCGCTCACGTCTTCTCCTCCCGTGCAGGATCGGAGGAGCGGATGGCGGCGGCGATATCGTCGGCGTTCGGATCAAGCGATTCAGCGATCTTGGCGCAGCGCTCCCGCTCGGCAAGAATGGCTTCGGCTATGGCTCGGCTAAATTCCCCCTTCCACCCTCCTACAGGCATAGGACCGCGGTCGCCGGCAACCCTATCGGTCACGCTTTCGACAAGTTCCTCAGCCGTATCCCTGATGTCGTCCGGCATCTCACCCATTTCCCTTCTCCTTCTCGGTTAGGGGAGCGGAGAGGGCAGAACGGTCTAGACGTTCGATCTCAGCGATGATGAGGGCTGCGGCTTTGATGAGGTTTCGTCGAGGATCGCCTGGCTTCCACCAGTCATATGCCCACGGCCAACTTCCGGGATTGCCCAAGAGATAACACATGGCCGCGCGCACCAACTCGTTTTGACGATACTGATCATCGTGCGTAGCTGACCAGCCTTCGGCCTCTATCTGGCGCCGACGTTCGGCAAGCACGTCAGAAGAGGCTTTGTTTATCACATTCCCCCGGTCTTGAGAGTCAACCGGTGCTGACTGTGGTGGGTGAGAGACAAGGGCGGAGAGGATGCGATTTTCATAGTCTCGCTGCGCGGCGGCCTTGGCGTCGATGAGTGCCGTTTCAAAGTCTGGCGATTTGCCAGATGCGATTTGGGTTTCATGAAGATGCGGATGCACGGAAAGCCGGACCCTCCATTCACCACCGATGCGATGAATGGAGTAGGTGCCGACGATGGATTCGGATATTGGGACGATGCCCTTCCATTCCAGCGCCGCAACAGCAGGCGATCGGCCCGCAATGGCGTTGTAAAACTTGACCCACTCGGGGGTATCCTTGAGGCGCGTTCCGTTTTCATCTCGCCAAGTGCCGTGGTTCATGGCGCCATCGATCTCTTCGATGATGCGCTTTAGGCCCTTGGCTGCGACCAGTAAGCTATCGGCTTGACGATAAAGCGGGATGCTCGTAACCATGTCACCTGGCAGAACATCATCACCAAAGGGATGCTCTTCGCTATCATCGACAACAACGGCCCTCACCCCGTCCGAAGCAATGAGCGTGTGTTTGTAGCCCTCGATCTCGTTATTCTGCATTGTCGATGATCTCCTGAACGATCAGCCAAGCATCGTAGCGGCCATCCGTGTAGCCGCCGCTGTATTCATCTGTGGCTGCTGGGGATGGTTTCAGCGCGGTTATTTGATCAGAGATACTTTGAAGGCGCGCCTTCACCGTCTCGCCGCTGGCAGAGGGGGCGAGGAAGAGGGGGATGGAAATGAGTCCATTTGGCTTGCCCCATATGGACCATGTTTCCTTCGGGGATTTGCCAACGCCGTCGATGTTACCTTGGGAAGTCCACGCGACCGCCTCCGAATTCCTCCCCTCGATATATTTCTCTACCAGTGTGGCGGATGCTTCCCGAACGGCAGGATTGCGTGGGTCTAGACCGGCCGCGGTGATTGCGGCATCGAGGGCTTGGCTGTGGTCGGTCATGATTTTCTCTCCTCGAATAACGGACGCGGCGGCAGCGGCGGCTTCGACATGCGGCGCTCGGCCTTGGGGGATTTGGGAAAAGGGGCCGATTTGATCTTGGCCGTCGGCCGGATCGTCCCGTTGTGCTTCATGCGCACCTTGGCGGCCTTGGCCTTCGCCTTCAGGTCAATGGCTGTTTTAGCAACATGGCAGAAGCGATGGACAGGGCGGAGGTTGCTTTCGACATTCTCACCGCCATTGACGAGCGCCTGGACGTGGTCCAAATCGTAGCCCTCAACGTCCTTGATTGGGTTTGAGCAGAGATAGCAGCGCTTTTCGTGGCGCTGGAATATCCGATCTCGGACGCGGGGCGGCGGCATGGAGTCGTCAGTCTTCCCGCGCCATTCCTCAACGCTGCGCATTATCCTTGCTCCTTGCTTATGGAGCCGCGGAGGGCTTCGATCATCGCCTCGCGCATGTCCCGCAAAACGGGCTGCTGGCTTTTATGTGAGCGCTTGACCTGCTCTAGGCGGGCGCGATTTACGCTAAAGCTCGGGATCGCCCTAGCCAGGCGGCGTTCCGTTCTCCAGGCTGTCCAGGATCTGATCGCGCGGCGCAGGAGTCGATCCAGGGCTGTCATGCGGCGTGCTCCTCTGCTTCCGGTTCCGTCCAGACGACGCCCTTTTCGGCACCGTAGGCATAGATGAACTCGATCAGCTCACCCATCTGGGTCTTGGTCAGCTTCGAAGACCGGAAGCCAGTCGGGAAGGGCTGGCCGTTCAAGCCCATCTCAAACTGCACGGCATGGCCGCAGGCGTGCATGAACAGCGTCTTCCATACCTCGGGCGTATGCCGCCGGCCGTCCGGCATGGCGCGGCTGACATCGGACAGCATGGCCCAAAGCTTGGAATTCTGGTCGATCGACCGTGTCGCCTCGCGGATCGTCAGCACCGCGTCAACAGGTGCTTTTTCGATGAGGTGGATGGCAAATGCCTTCTGGCTTGCGCCATGCAAGATTACGGTCTGGGACATGTCAGCCTCCTGCCAAAGGAACGGTGAGAGCTTCCTTGTCGGCCGCCGCCTTATGCTGCGCGGCTTCGATGCGCTTCTTCAATTCCAATGCATCGCCGGGATGACGAGCCCAAAACATCTGCAGGCCGGCGCGATTGGAGTCGGCCCACTTGGCGACATTTGCCGGGTGGATTGTGCGCAGGTGTTCGCTCACCCGGTCGAAGAATTGACCGTCCGGGACGTTCTCCAGCGCAAAGCCCTCTTCCCACCAGACGGTGATGGAGTCCTTGCCGCCGATCGCGCGAAGGCGGTTCTCCTGGCGCTCATGCTCGACGACCTCGGAAGCGCTAAGGTCAAGCACCTTGGCACGATCCATTTCTGCTTCGTCGTAAAGGCCGGTGAACTGCTCTGGCCAGCCGGCGCGAAGGGCCTGCATTTCGGCGCACTTGGCGATCATCAGCCTAGGCATCCGGCACCAGTTGCCTGAGTCGTCAAGCGTCTGCTTCCCGGTCTTGTAGTTCTTGCCATTGTCGCCCTTGGCCCATTCGTCCTTGATCGGGGCAAATTCCTCCCAGAAAGCCTGGCCGGCGACTTCGTACCATTCGTTCGACTTCTGGTCCTGCTTCCACAGATAGACGGTCGCGGAGACAATGCCTTGAGGGTTCAGCGGCGTGATGAGAGCCTTGTCCATCTCGTACTGCGGCGGCTTCGAAGCCGGCCGGTAATCGCCGCAGCGCTGAGCGATGACGCGCTGGCCGTCGCGGCTGATGATGATCGTCATCTTCCGCTTGGCGGCGTCGTTTTTAGAGAAGACCATCGGGATGATCTGGCCGATGAACGGATCAAGGCCCTTTGCCCTCGCAACCTCCATGAAGAGCGAGAACTCATCATCATTGCAATCCTTGGCGACTGTGGCCTTGACCAGAGTGACCTGGCGAGGCGTCATGTCAAATCGTGTAAGGGCCTGCATCATTTCCTCCGTACCGAAAGGGAATAGGAACCGTTGTCGAGTGTGGCGCCGGCAACCGCCTCTCCATTGCGCAAGGCTTCGGCCAATGCCTTCTTGTCCAGCTTGGGTGCAGGGCGTTCCTGCTCGACCCAGAACCGCGCCGGGATGTCTGCTTCGTTGTTGACGATCAGACCGGGCTGGCGGCGGCTGAGGCTGACTGTCCCGCCGGCAAGCCGGAAAGACTGCTGCTCGGAAGTCAGCATCGCCTGTTCGATCATCGCCCTGATCCGCTCGACGCGCTCTTCAAGTCGGTGACGGCGCGTGGAGAATTCGTCTTCCTTCGCCTTCAGGCCGGTGATATAGATTTCGAGTTCGTCGATCTCAGCCAAGGCCGCGTCGATCGCCTCTTTCAGATCTGTCTGGCCTTCGATCACATCGGCAACAAGTTCCTCATCGCCATCAACGCCTTGGATGCGGAGGCTCGACATAAGGCGCTTGGCGGCCTCAGCCTGCTTGGCGATGTTGAACTCTACTTCCGCCATGACACGCCAGCCTCCTGCGCGATAAGATCGGCTCGCTTGATCTGCTGCTCCATTCTGGCGGCCGCAGCGAAAGTGAGGACGCCGACGGCGGCCATGGCGAGAACGAGGCTGACCGCCTTGTTAACCGCTCCAATGAGGCGGGTATGTTCTTCTAGGACGGGCGCGACTCGGGCATTGATGTCTGCGAGGCGGGTTTGGATATCTGAGGGAGCGGCTGCGCAGTGATGGATTTCACACCCGCACTCAGTCGAACGGCCGGAACAAAAGATATCGCTCATGACCGGCCCTCGGCTTCGTCGATCACGGAAATGACAAGCGCCGCAAGAGACGACAGCCTGTCGTAGTCGTGGTATACGTCGGGCTCATCGCCGACCGTTGCGCCGAAGACTGCTGCCCGCATTTCCTTCAATGCGTCCAGAAGGTCAGGCGCGGCGGCGATCAGGCGAGCGTTAGCTTTCGCCTCGTCTCTGGCGTTTTCACCACTGTGACGGATCTCAGCGAATGCCTCCGCAAAGACGCCAGTCCCTTCAGCGCTGATGCCGCAATCACCATTGCCAGCTATCCGCATTGTCCACGGTCCCGGCGTATGCTTGCTCTCTACCATTTCCGTTCCTCTGATTTCTTTGCGCCTATCGAAACTGCGCGGTACGATCGATTGCGGGAGGCTGGCCGCGGTAGTCGGGAGCCTGATCGCGCTTGAGATCCGCAATGGCCCGCTCGTAGTAGGCTTTATGCCGCTTGGCTTCGGAGAGGGCGACGTTGGCTGCTGTGAGCTTTTCCTCGTATGCATCGAGGAGGAATTGATCGCGGTTCATGCTGCACCTCCTTCAGCCTTGGCGATCGCGTCATCAACATCTTTGAGCCGCCGCAGCAAAACCGACCAATTGGTGTTGCCAATCACTGCCCTGATATCCGCCTCGAATGCTTTCAGGCCGCCGACTTCGGCAGCGATTTTCCTAGCTGCCGCATGGAGCTCAGGGGCGGCGGCGATCAGTTTCGCGTCAGCAAGGCCAAGCCCCGTGCGTGGATCGAAGCCGACGCAGGCGATTGTCTCATCCTGCTTCTTGTCTTCGTTATACCGAGCAATTCCGTGCCACTCTTGGCGATCCATCTTGATGCGGACGCCGGACACGAACCACGGTCCCGGTGTTGTTTTGGTTGGGGACATCTACTTGCCCTCTGCTTTCGAGATGGCAGCCTGCATCGCGTCGAGGACTGACGATGGCTCGCCGTGACCGACGACATTCTTTCGGTAAACAGACTCCGCCAGTTTCAGCGCATCGAGGAGATCTGGAGCCGCTGCGATAAGGCGAGCATTGGCAAACTGAGTGTGGCAATCGCCCTGATCGAACCTGCCGCCGCCACGGTTCATTGCCCCTGCGAGCATGTCGCCGAACGATGCTGCGTTCGTAACTTCGGCGATCAGAATGCGTTGCTCTTTATGCCCAACGCCGATGTTGCCGGTGTCCTGAGAAATGGATGTTACCTGCCAAGGTCCCGGCGTGTGTTTGCTGTTCGTCATCGTCTCGCCTCCCTCAGGTAAACATCTGGTCGTTGTCGGAAATGCCCATGATCTCGCGGGCATAGCGGTAATGGCCCTCGACGAACGAGCGGTAGCCGCGCATGAAGACCGGGCCTTTGATGGTGTTGTGCGGCTGGTACATCTTCTCGAAGCCGAGAGCGCCCATGCGCTGCGCTTCGATCGCCTGGTAGGCGTCACAGTCGGCTAGGGTGCGGGCTGCGTTCCAACGAGCGTCGCGCTTGCTCTGGTCGGTCTCGATATCGCGAATGTGCTGCATGATCTCGTCCTCTTCTCTGGGCGATCCGCTTTTGAAATCCGCTGCAGTGAAGAGCGGATGCCGAAGGGGATCAGGCAGCTAGCTCTTTGGCGAATGTGCAGCGGTCATCGGTGTAGCCGCCGACGCGGTAGCGGCCTGCGACCTGATCAAGCGTTTCGCCCTTGAGGAGAGTAACTTCGTAGAGCGCGCCTTCGGCCTCGACCCAGACTATCTCGAAGCAAACCTCCTCGATGACTTCGACGCTGCCGTCGTCCTTTTCCCAGACGGCGACCGGCTCTTTGAAAACTTCCGGGGTGATCTTGCTGATCTTCGAATATCCGTAAGCGTTGGCCATCGTCTTCTCCTCTTCCCCCGCCCGTGGTGGGGTGTTGTCTTGCTGGTGTGTCTCTCTTGTATCGAAAATCGAAACGGATTGCAAGCCCGTTGTAGTGAAAATCGATACAAATATGTTGCGGAAATCGATACGTCGCGATATGCCTATGGCATGGACAAGCGCATTGGCAGCAAAGAGCATTGGGCAGAACGGCAATTAATCGACTTCGCGCATGATAGGCGCGAGTGGATGCGAGAGGTAATGAAGGATGGGGATATTGAACCGCTACACCGGCTGATCGGGGTCGCGATAGGTCTTCGCATAAATCATGCGACAGAAGACGCTTGGCCTGGCATCCCCAAGATCGCGCAGGATGTCGGCGCAAGCGCAAGAACGGTCTTGCGGGCAATCGAGATATTGGCTGGGGAGGATAAGCCGAAGGTGAAAGACGGCGTTGTCGTTAAGCCTGCGCTTGGCAAAAAATACCTACGGGTGGCCCGTAAAAAGCGAGGCGGGAACCGCTACGAAATGATCTTCGAGCGAGATCGATAATGTGACACAGCTATGGCATTTATTAAATGTGACACAGCTATGGCACTCTAAGATAGAAGGTCTGAAGATAGAAGGTTACTTCTCTTAGGGTTTAAGATTCTTGCTCTGAGAGTAGTAATTGGAAGGGGAAGGATTACCAATTCCAATGAAATCCTGAATGCGGGTTTGAAACAGCGTGATTGCCACGATCAAAGCTCCAACAACCCCGTAGGCTCCGAACACAAAAGCCTTGCTGGGAAGGTGACCAACAAGAGCCTCTATTTTCACCGTCCGGTCACGGGTGTCCCGCATGTCGGACCGAAGTTCGCCGACATCGCGCTTGACGTATCCCACATCTGACTCGAGTTTTGCTAATCGGGCTTCCAATTCACCACCCCCTGAGCCGCCGCCATCTTTGTATCCTGGCGTAAGGTCAAAAACCTTTGCGGAGTCAAACCTAGAATAGGGGGTTTCAGCCATTATTTCCAGCCTTTTCGATGTGCGTCATGATCATCGGCAGGTTATGATGACGAACGAAACCACATTCTGTACATGTCAACGTGAACACAGGGATGGCGGGCGCTGGCCCAAAAAATGACTGGTTCGTCATGGGGACATAGGCCACTTTCGGCACGGGCCACAGGAGCCCACCCGTGTTCTCGTAGGTCCAATTCTTGTTTCCGCAAAACGGGCATGGTGCATCGGCGGTCTTCTTGCCTACGTACTCTAGAGCCAAACTCAAAATATGGTCGCTATAAGGGTGTTCAGGCTTCTTTTCGCTCATGCAAGCCTCATCCTATTCCCTTGTTACTGAAAAAACGACACGCCCTAAAATGATGACCGTGTCTTCGTCGCCGGTCCCTTCTTCGATCGATATCGGCGATTGGTGCCGAGGATCGTCAGATTCAGGCATAAGCCAGAGCTTGCCTTCCGAGTCCGCGTGCAGCAATTTCACGGTATGCTCCGCTTCGCCGCCAGGACGCCGCCGCTCGACGACATAGCGTTTCCCAGGGGCGGGGTCTTCCATCGTTTCCTGAACATCGTTGAAAACAATCACTGTCCGTTCGGGGTAGCGCTTGTTCATGGATGGGCCGCGGGTTTCGGCGGCGTAAAGACGGATGCTCTTGTACTCGGGGAGGTCTGGAATGAGGACGGGGTATCGGTCGCTTTCATCCCATTCCCATGTCTCAGTCCAATTCCCAGCTTGAACGAAAGCTGTGACTTCCACCCTTCGGAGACCTGGCTCCTTTTGTGGGACTTCGGCGCCGGGGATAGGGTAGCCAGTCGCTTTTGAGATGTCGAACATCTCTTGAGCGTCCAGCTTGCGGAGGCCGGTAACAATCTTGTTCAGGATAGATCGATTATCCGACCAGCCGTAATTGCTGGTCAGCTCGCGCGCCAATTCAGATTGGCTCATCCCTGAAAATTCTAACGCTTTTTGAACCCACTGCTGCATGCGGTGACGGTAGCTAAAATCGAAACGAAAATCAGTTTCTAAAATCGATACGTCCCCCTTGATTAATGTATCGATATTCGATACAAAAGGGTATGGAACCAGCAAACACCATCATCACCAAATTGGGCGGCCCTAACAAAGTCGCAGAGATTGCCGGCGTGCACCGGACGCGCGTTTCCAACTGGAAGCGAGCTAAGGAGGATGGCGGTACGGGAGGCATGATCCCATTCAAGCACGTCCCGGCGCTTATCGCGGCTGGACACAGAATTGGCGTCCAGCTTTCAGCAGATGATTTCCTCCCCGCTAGGGAGGACGCAGCATGACCGGCCTCAAGAAAAATCCGCCTCAGTGGCTGCTCGATCGTTACGCCTGCACCAAGGACGAATGGCTGATGCTGCGGGACCTTGGTCTGCAGATGATCGCTGATGGAACTTGCAAGAGCGACACAACGCCGTTGCGTGCTTACCAGCATCAGCAGCAATCCGCCACTGTTCGGCGCGGCATCCCTTTCAAGCTCACGCTCATGGAATGGTGGAATATCTGGGATGAGTCCGGACGCTGGGCCGATCGTGGCATGGGCCGCGGCTGGCATATGTGCAGGGTCGGTGACCTTGGAGCCTATGAGGTCGGGAACGTCTTCATAGGCGAGGGGACCGGGAACCTGTCTGCCGCCGCAAAGGTGCAGGATCTGCCGATCGGGGTTGCGCTGTCCATAAAGCGTAGCGTCCGCCGGTTCCGAGCCTACTGCAACGTAGGCGGGAAGCAGCGGCATATCGGCGTGTTCGATACGGTCGAAGAGGCTGAGCGGGCTTATCTCAAGGCGTTGGCGCTTGACAACGAAATACGCGCCCTTGCGGACGAGCGTTTTGAAATCCTGAAGGCCGATGTGCAAGGGAAAAGCCGCTCCGTAATCAAGGCAAACGTCATCAATGCACTGAAGGCTCGCGATGCGCGGCTAGGCGCTGCAGCATGGACCCCCTCCTCCCCCATCACCACCACAACAGGCAAGGCACAGACGCCATGACCGAGAAACCGGAAACGAAATTCATCGTCATCACGGAAAGCGTCTTCCAAAGCTGGGCGCGTGATGCATCGACGCTGGCCTTGTTCGTGTCTCTTATCGGCATTGGCATCGCCCTTGATAGCTCAGCCATGCAGTGGACTGGCGCCATTGTCGGCTTCATCGCCACCGCGGCGAAGGCAACCGGAAAAGCGAAGAAGCTCACCAAGGAACAGGCGCTGCGCTTCATTCAGGGGATCGCATCATGATGTTCTTGGGCCCTCTCTTCATTTCCCTGGTGGCCGGCGGGTTTTTCTTCTCCACCGTCATCGCAGTCGCAGCATGCATAAGATCCGGACAGATCTCGCGCGACGAAAGGGAGGAACTACCTCGTGTCTAATCCCAATGAAGACCCGCTCGTCGGCGGTACGCGACGTGGCGATCCGATGCGCTGGATTCATGAAGTTGCCCTGCTCCATACTGGAGAAGAGTGCCTGATGTGGCCGTTTGCAAGATCTGGCACTGGCTACGGGTCGGTCAGGGTGGAAGGTAAAATGGTGGGATCCCATCGCTACATCTGCAAACTGGCCAATGGTGCTCCTCCCACGCCGAAGCACGAGGCGGCCCACTCCTGTGGCAAAGGGCGCGAAGGATGCATTTCTCCGGGGCATTTAGGTTGGAAGACTACCAAAGAGAACCAAGAAGATAGGTTGGAACACGGCACCCACAGCAGAGGCGAACGTAGTGGTAAAGCCAAGCTGACAGAAGATGACATTTTCACGATCCTTTCACTGAAGGGCGAGATGCCACAAAGCAAACTAGCCGAGAAGTTCAGGGTGTCTAAGTCAGCAATATCAAGCGTCCACGCCGGCTACAGATGGTCTTGGCTAATTAAGAATCCCGATAGCGCTCCTCCCAGCGCCTGATCGGGCTGAGGCTGGATCACTTCCCCCTCTGATCCAGCCTCAACAGCTTGCATGACGGTAGCCGAAAATTGGCTACGAGACGAACAGCCAGCTCGCCGATTGTAGGCGGAACATCCCAATCGGGCGAGCTGGCATCTTCAGAGCCTTCCGGGCGGCGGCTTTCGGCTCTGAGAATAGAAATTACCGGGATCCCGGCGGCGGGGCCTGAGCGCGACGGGGCGGGAATGCCTGCAAGCAAAACTGCCTCGTCGCTGCTGTTTGAGTGCTTCTGAAACATCGTTCGGCTCCTTGACAAGACCGAAGCTAATTCAGGGGCGATGAAATGTCCGACAATAATGTTTCCGAATTCGGCAAGAGAAAAAAGCCCGAGGATTCAATGAGTATCACAGCATTATCAGAAGCAAGAGATTGGGCCGATGCCTTAATGGACCGCGAGTTCAGGGGCAGGGGCGACAAGGAATATTTGGCGAGGTACCGGCTTTCGACGCGGACAGGCGTCTCGGAAAGCTACCTATACCGCCTCAAGTACAAGGCGGATGAGATGAAAGACGTGGCGGGCTCTGTCTACCGCGCCTTGAAGATAGCCCACGACAAGATCTGCCAAGCGAACGAGGACGCGGCAGATCGTTACAAGGCCGAACGCCTCGGGATGCGAGGAACCCATGAAGAGACTGACGAAAAGCTTGCTGCGAAGGGCGTGGGAATGGCTCCGCCTGCAGCTCACGAAGAGAGGACGTAAGAAATGAACGACGTTGATTACATGGCGAAACAGAGCGCAGCCTTGGCTGGGCAGATGGCCGGCTACTCGCAAAAAATGCCTGGACCAGTCGAGATGTCTGCCATTGGCGAAGTGCACGCGGCTTTCAGGCAGGCCGACGAGCTTTGCCGTTATGTCGAGGTGATTGTCTCAAAGCTCATCGGTGGCGGCGCCATGGAAGGCAGCACCGATGATCAGAAGATGCCTTACGGCGTGTTTCCGATCCTCCTGTCAGAAGCCACGTCGATCCAGCGCAAAATGAACGAGGCCATGGGGTCGCTGAAGCGTCTCGAAGCCCAAATCCCCTAACCTCCCAACCCACCCCGTAGACAACGCAACGAGGGCGCGATGACAGAACTGCAGGAAGCATTCAAATGGCTCTTCGGCCGGGACACTGGAATGTCGTCTAAGGCGATCCTTGGTCACATGCTGGCAGGCGTCAGCGATGGGTCATATCCATACGACCCCGCAGACCTTGGGCGATGCCTTCGCCTCCTAGAGAAGTTCCCGCAGTGGAAGCATCGCATGGGAGAAATGGCCCAATATGGAGGCGCATGGCCCACCTACGCAAAACACTGGGCGGACCTCGAAACGTCCATGGCCGATGAAGTCGGGATCGACTGGTCGAAGGGAAATGATGCGTCCCTGACCTACAAATATATGAAGGCGCTTCGTGCTCAAGCGGAGGCAGCATGAAACTAACCGATCTCCTTAAATCCGGTCTCGATACCGTTGAGATAGCCGAACACCTCGGCGGCGGGGTGGCGGCATGAAAAAGCAGACAGCACGGGAACTATTCGAGCGCGGCTTCGGAACGTTGGAAATTGCCGTCATGCTCAAGCGCACCGAAGCCGACATCTACAATGAGCTTGGCCGCGTTCGGGGAAGTATCAATCCCCCTCGAGCAGTCACCTACGAGGAGCGGAAAGCCTATATGCGGAAATACTACCGTACGGTAACGCGGCCGAAGCTCCTGGCGCAGAGGGCGATGTCGTGACCGTGAACCTGACCCGTCAAGAGGCTAAAGCCCTCCTCTCCAAGCCCAAGCGATCGAAATACAACGCCACGAAGACGATGGTCGATGGCGTGCTTTTCGATAGCAAGCGAGAGGCCGCCTATTACGTCGAGCTGAAGCGGCGCGAGAAGGCCGGCGAGGTCATCGGCGTCGAGCGTCAGCGCCCGTTCACGATCCTCATCAACGGCTTTCTGATCGGCACCTACAAGAGCGATTTCGCCTTCTGGGATAATGCGGCCGATCGGTTCCGCGTCATCGACGTCAAGGGCATGGATACCCCGCTCAGCAAGTTCAAGCGCAAGTGCGTCAAGGCTCAATATGGGTTCGAAGTCGAGGTGGTGAAGTGAGGATCGAGCGCATCGGCAACTGCACACTCTATAACGGCGATGCCATGGAGATAATGCCAAACTTGCCCAAGGCGGATTTGGCGATCAGCGATGTTCCATATTCGTTGACGACGGGCGGGGCATCGAAATCCAGCAAGACCATGTCCGGCATATTCGCGGCGCACAACTACGCAAATGATGGGCAACTGATCATGGCGGTTGTCCCTTTCCCTGAGATGATGGCCGCAATCTATGGCGCGCTCAAAGCTGACGCAGATTGCTATGTCATGGCGAACGATAAGAACGTCCATCCGATAACTGCGGCTGCTCTGGACGCTGGGTTCCAGTTTCACAATCTGCTGGTCTGGGACAAGGTCACTCCCACCCCGAACCGCTGGTACATGAAGAATCTCGAATTCACGCTCTATCTGTGGAAGGGGCGAGCCAGCACGATCAACAATCCTTCTGCCAAGCAGTTGATCCGCGGCGGCATCGACAAGGTTACCGATCACCCGACAGAAAAGCCAGTCTACCTGATGGCGGAGTATGTCCTCAATTCTTCCAAGCGCGGCGAAACCGTTCTCGACCCTTTTATGGGAAGCGGGACGACTGGAGTCGCCTGCGCCGCGACCGGCCGGGATTTCATCGGCATAGAGCTAGACCCGAAATACTTCGACATCGCATGCGACCGCATCACCCGAGCCTATGAACAGGGTGACATGTTCGTGGAACGCGCGCCGAAGGAAATCCAAGAACAAATGGCGATTTGACGAGGGCAGCAGCATGAGACTTTCAGCCATCCTCGAGCCAATGGTAGCGGCCGGCGTCGATGCAAAGACGATCTTGGCTACGGTAAGGGCTTATGAAGATCAGCATCAAGACTCCATTGAGCGTCGTCGAGCCAATGACCGTGACCGTCAAAACCGTCGGCGTCACGTGATGTCACGTGATGTCACAGTGACAGAGCGTGACACCCCCACCCCTGATAAAGAAAAGTCCCCCAAACCCCCTAAAGAAATTAACCCCACCCCCACGTCGCTTCGCTCCGAAACAAAACGCGGTACGCGCCTTCCGGCTGATTGGGCTCTCCCGGCAGGGTGGGGGCGGTGGGCTGTAGGTGAGGGGTTCGAAGAAAAGTCAATCCGCATCGAGGCCGACAAGTTTCGTGACTTCTGGTGTTCGAAAGCCGGGAAGGACGCCACCAAGCTCGATTGGGAGGCGACGTGGCGCAACTGGATGCGAAACGTACCGAAGGGCCGCAACCTCGGCACCCCGCCTCCAAAGCCCAAAAGCGATTTCATGCAGCATCAGGACGACGTGCAGCGCGAATTGGACAAGGCACTAGGACGGAAACGAAATGACGAATTTGCCGGCAGTACTCTCGACCTTGACGCAGGAAATTGGCGCGCTCACTGAAAAGCTGGCGCCGGCCCGTCCTGACTTCATCGCCGAATGCATCGACAATCTCAAGTCCGGCGGGATGATGGTTCCCAAGGGGATCGCCGCGGCGGAATTCATCCGAGAATACACCATCGCTCTTGCTGGCGTCCCGTCTTACGGGCTGGCAGTCGCCGTCATGAAGCTGAAGCGCGGCGAATATCCGGACGTAAAGCCGGACTTCATGCCGCTCCCGGCCATGCTCGCGGCAATCGCCAGGCTGGAGACAAAGACAATCCGGGATGATCTCGTTCGACTTCGCGAGAAGCAAGACACGCTGAAGGAAGCGGCCGCCCCGAAGGAAAAGACCAGCGAAGAGCAGATGGCCCGGATCCGCGCGCTTCATGCGCAGTTCAAGGCAGCCCATGCCGAGAGCAAGGTTACCGATCGCTTCCGCCAGCAGATCGAAGAGATGACACCGGAGCAGGCGGAGTATTGGGAAAAGATCAGCGCCATCAGGGACGCAGAGAACATCACCGAAGAGCAAATGGCTTTCCGCCGCAAGGTCGGCAAGCAGATCGACGGCGCAGCAGAGGAACACAAGAGGGCGGCCGAATGATTTGCGAATGTGGCAAACATGCATGGGCATCACTGACAAAGGGCTATGTGGCAGTTGTCTCACCTGAAGACGAGAGCTTCCTGGAATCCTTCAAGTGGTATGCGTCGACCATCGGCAGAAGGTACATCACCGTGCGGAGGAACTCGGCACGTAAAAAGCAATACCTGGCAAGAGAAATAGTAACTCCTGATACTGGTTATGTCGTTGACCATATTGACGGCAATACTCTCAACAACACTAGAGATAATTTGAGAGTTTGCCTGCCTACGCAGAACGCAATCAATGCAAGGCAGCGGCGTGGGAAAGCTGTGCCACTCAAAGGGGTTCGCAAGGGGGCGAACGGCAAATTCCAGGCGATGATAAGCCACGCAAAGAGGCAATATTATCTCGGAACATTCGAAACGGCGGAAGCCGCTCATGCAGCCTACACAGCGAAAGCTGAAATGCTGCATGGAGAATTTATGCGCAGAGAGGGCGAGCAATGACAGTGCATGTATCAGCGTTGATGGAACAGCACCAGCATTACAAGGCCGTCCGGGCGAAGCTGTGGGGCGCTGGAGAGAAGAAGCCGGTGGCCATTAACCACGTCAAGCCAGAGCCGCCGGTTGTCTTCAAGCCATTATGGAGCGTCCAAGAAATCGACTTCAGCCACCATGTCGATCTATGGCGCGTACTGGTTCGGAAATGCCTCGGGGATCTGGCTGCCTCCATGCCGATTGAGGAGGAGCATGGAGCAATACTGCTCAAGCCGCGTCGGGAGTCAAAGCTCATCATCATGGAAGTTCTGGCGCACTTCAAATTCATCACCATCAAGGATCTCAAGGGCCCAAGGCGAGAAACGGAAGTCGTCAGGGCCCGCCAGATCGCAATGTATGAACTCCACACGCAGCGCGACGATCTTTCATATCCAGGCATCGGGCGCATCTTCGGGAACCGTGATCATACAACTGTCCTTCACGCCGTCCGCAAGATTCAAGCGATGAAGGAAGCCGGGACGCCCGTCTATCCGGTCGACGGCAAAATCATCAAGTAGCAATAGCGAGGATAGCATGAAGGCGGCGAAACTGAAGATCAAGCGCAAGACACGTGGCAGGCCCTGCAAGGAGGGCGTCAACCGCAACGACAGTGGCAGGATCACGCAGAAGATCGGCGAGGCGCCCGACAAACTGGCAAAGGATACCAGGGTTCGTCTTTTCGGGGTTCCCGCCGCAGATGCAGCCCAGCCCGAGGCCGGTTCAGTCATCGGCAGGATGAAGCTTGCCGGCGAGATATCCAATGACCAGTACGAAGCATTCATCCGCTACGCCATGACGGCCGAGCGATATAGGACGGCGATGCAGGTTCCCGACAGCCTCAAGACGAGGCGAGGGGGCGTCATGAACGTTCCAGACGACTCGGTTGACGTAGCTGCAAGGGCGGCATGGAAGAGCCTCACAGACGCAATTTCAGCGGAACAGCGCTTCCACCGCGGCAACCTCATGGCGCCGCTCAATTTCATCGTCAGCCGCGATGAGGACCACCCACACATGGTAGGGGATCTGCGCATTGTGGGTAACGTGCTTTGCCGGTTCTATGGTATTGCAAACATGCGCAAATCAGCGTAATACAGCAATCACTGGTATAGCCCGAAGTGCGCAAGCTCCTCGGGCTTTTTGATTCGAGGCGAACACCGAGACTACAGGCTAGATGTCTCGTCAAATCTCGTTGCCTCAACGAAATCGAAAGCCGATGTCCCAGGCGCTGCACTGTGGCAGCAGCGATAGGCCACCACCGGACATCTAACGAGCGGCCCAGCGGGCTTTCGACGAAATCGGGAATGTGCGGATGAACTGGACGCACTCCGTTAAATGCTGCGCCGGAATAGCAGCACGGCCACCCCGCATCCGGCCTCGGGCTTGTCCTCGCCGTGGTGGTCATTCTCATCTTGCTCGGCCGAATCTAGGAGGCTCCCATGCCCGATCGTCTCTCAGGCAAATACGGTTCTACCGACAGCGGCATCCTGTTCAACTTCACCGCAAGCGATAGCGCCGACCTCGCAAACAACACCCGCGCTCTTATCGTCGGTGTCGCGGGCAACGTGAAGCTGACAGACCCGGAAGGCAACACAGACACGTTCGCCCTCCCGGCCGGCGTCATTCCGATCAGGGCTCAGCGCATCTGGTCGACAGGGACGACAGCAACGGGGCTGGTCGGGGTGAAGTGAGAAAACATCCAAAGAGTTGTGGATTTTAAAATGGCAGGCAATGCAAACAGCGGCAGGAAGCAGGAAAAGCCATTCCGAGACGCCCTTCGTCTTGAGCTTGCTGCCGCAGAGAAAAGCGGCCGAGGTCTTCGCGTTATCGCCAGAAAGCTTATTGAAGCGGCTGAAGAAGGCAAGATGGACGCCATCAAGGAGATGGCCGATCGTATCGATGGCAAGGTTCCCCAAGCAATTGCCGGCGACGAAGAGAACCCGTTGAACTTCGTCCATACCATCACGCGTCAAATCGTCCGTGCGCAATCTTCAAATTCCGACAGCTGAGGCATTTGAGCCTCTTCTGTCCCCAGCCAGATACAAAGGCGCCCACGGTGGGCGAGGCTCTGGCAAATCGCATTTCTTCGGCGGCCTGATGATCGAGGACCATCTCGCAGAACGCGGGATGCTATCGGTCTGCATCCGTGAGGTTCAAAAGACCCTGGCGGACTCGTCGAAGCGCCTTCTCGAAAGCAAGCTTGCAGACTTCGGCCTGGGCGAGGCGGACGGCTTCAAGGTCTTCCGCGATACGATCGAAACGCCAGGCGATGGCGCAATCATCTTCCAGGGCATGCAGGATCACACAGCGGAGTCGATCAAGTCGCTCGAGGGTTTCAAACGTGCATGGTGGGAGGAAGCGCAGACTGCATCGCTTCGGTCTCTTAACCTGCTCCGCCCGACATTGCGTGTTTCTGGTTCCGAACTGTGGTTCAGTTGGAACGCTCGCCTGAAGAATGACCCGATCGACGTCATGTTGCGTGGATCCGAGAAGCCAACTGGTGCAATCGTCGTCGAGGCCAATTGGCGCGACAATCCTTGGTTCACCGCAGAGCTTGAGCAAGAGCGGCTGGACTGCCTGAGAATGCAGCCAGACCAATATGACCACATCTGGGAAGGCGGGTATCTCTCGGTAGCGGCCGGCGCCTATTTCGCCAAGCATCTGGCAGAGGCAAAGAACGAAGGCCGCATTGGTCGAGTAGCGGCTGACCCGCTCATGACCATCCGCCTGTTCTTCGACATTGGCGGCACTGGTGCAAAAGCGGACTCGGTCACGATTTGGGCCGCGCAGTTCATCGGCAGAGAGATCAGGGTCGTCAACTATCACGAGGCATCGGGCCAACCTCTTTCGTATCACGTCAACTGGATGCGCAGCCAGGGATATACGCCAGACAGGGCGCAGATCTGGTTGCCGCATGACGGCTCGACGCAGGACAAAGTTTACGACGTCTCATATGAGAGCGCGCTTCGAGACGCCGGCTATTCGGTGACTGTCGTTCCCAACCAGGGGAAGGGCGCTGCAGCTGCCCGCATCGAAGAGGCAAGGCGGCTGTTTCCCGGCATCTGGTTCAACGATGCCACGACTGAAGCCGGTCGCGCTGCATTGGGCTGGTATCACGAAAAGCGGGACGAAGAGCGCGGGATCGGTCTTGGGCCTGAACATGACTGGGCCTCGCATGGTGCGGACTCGTTCGGCCTGATGTGCGTCGTCTACGAAGAACCAGTGGAATTCAAAATGCCCGTAAGCCGGCCGAAGGGAATTATCTGAATGGCGGCACGTCACGCAAAGAAGATCGATGAGGTTGACCTGAAGGCCCTCATCGCTTCCGAGATCAACGATGCGGAGGTGTTCGTCTCTACCGAAGTCGTGCAAGAGCGCGTTCGTGCCATCAACTACTACAACGGCGAAATGCCGGACACGCCGCATCAGCAGGGATGGAGCCAGTTCAAGAGCCGTGACGTCGCCGACGTGATCGGCTGGGTTCTCCCCGGCATCATCCGCGTGTTCACGGCTTCCGACCGTATCGTCGACTACGAACCCACCAAGCCAGGTGACGAGGCGTTCACCGATCAGGCATCGGACTACGCCAACTATGTCTTCTGGAAGGACAATGACGGCTACCGCATCATGTGGGATGCCACGCACGACAGCCTTCTTCAGGCCGACGGCATCGTCAAGACCTATTGGGATGACAGCGAGGAATGCGAATACTCGGTTCATAGCGGGCTCGACGACCAGAGCCTTGCGCTGCTGCTGGAAGATCCTGACGTCGAGATCATTTCGCAGAAGGCGGCCGAGCCGTTCACCGACATTGACCCGAACACAGGACAGCCGGTCGAGATCCCGCTCTACGACGTGAAGATCAAGCATGTCACCTCCAAGGGCCGGCTGGTCATGGAAACTGTCGAGCCTGAGAACTTCCTCAAGGACCGCGAGTCGATCACCATCGAGGGCGCCCGCTTTGTCTGCCATCGTGATCCGCATGTGACGCGATCGAAGCTGATTGAGATGGGCTTTGACAAGGATATAGTCGAAAGCCTGCCGCGGTATAACTTCTCGTCGTCTCGCCTGACGCCTGAGGCAAATGCACGTGATCCGTATCAGTTCGGCAATGCCAACGGCGACCCTTCTATGGATCGCATCGAGCTTTACGAGTGCTATATCAAGGCTGACGTGAATGGCGACGGCATCGCAGAAACGGTACTGGCTTATTATGCTGGCGCTTCTGGTGCTGGCGAACTTCTTGATTGGGAAGTGTGGGACGACGATCTCCCCTTTACGCAAATTCCTTGCGAGCCTGTGCCGCATCGCTTTACATCGCGTTCTCTGGCTGGCGATGTCATGGACATCCAGCAGATCAAGACGTCTGTAGGGCGCCAGCTGCTCAACAACGCTTACCAGGTCAACAACCCGCAGAAGGACATCGAGGCCGGCAGCGTCATCAACATGGACGAGCTGGTCAACCCGAGCGTCGGCGGTGTCATCATTCGCAAGCCCGGTTCCCAGCCGGTCAATTATACCGATACCCCATCGATCCTCCAAGATGCGATCGCCACCCTCGGCTTCATGGATCAGGTCATCGAGATGCGCACGGGCGTCTCCCGCGCCACGATGGCCCTTGATCCCGAGACGCTGCAGAACCAGACGGCGACGGCCAACCAGAACCAGCATGACAGCGCCTATTCGCAGGTTGAGCTTATCGCCCGCAATCAGGCCGAGCTCGGTTGGAAGAAGGTATTCGCCAAGGTCCTGCGCCTGATCGTCAAGCACCAGGATCGCCCGCGCATGATCCGCCTTCGCGACGAGTGGGTGGAGATGGATCCGCGCCAGTGGAACGCCACGATGGATGCGCAGATCAATGTCGGGCTCGGCACCGGCTCGCGTGACCGTGACATGGCGATGCTGAACAATATCCTGACCAGCCAGATCGCCATCACCGATCGCTTCCAGATGTCCGGCCTTTCGGAAAAGGCAATCGAGATGATGCCGAAGATCCGGAAGACGCTGGTCAAGATCGTCGAGGCAGCCGGCATCAAGAACGCGGATTCATTCTATCCCGATATCGATGACGCCGATCTGCAGCAGATCAAGCAGATGGCCGACCAAGCGGCGCAGCAGCCACCGCCAGAGGTTCAGGTACAGCAGGCGAAGCTTCAGGCCGATATGCAGAAGTCGCAGGCTGAATTGCAGCTCAAGCAGCAGGACCAGCAATCCACGCTTCAGATGACCGCCATGCAGAACGAGGCGAATATCCAGCTTCAGCGGGAGAAGATGCAACAGGATGCCGCATTGCAAGCCCAGAAGATGCAGATGGATTATGAACTTCGCGTTCAGCAGATCAATGCGGAAATCCAGTTGAAGCGTGAGCAGTTAGGCGCAGAGATTGAACTGAAGCGCGAACTGGCGGCGATGGGGCAGGAGAATGGCGGCACTCAGGTTTCTTCTGATGTTCGCCCAGGTGGAGAGCCAGGCTGATGGACAAAGAATTCCTCGCCAAGGAAGCCGACCGCCTCGCGAAAGACCCGGTCTTCCTCGAAGTGCTGGAGCGCATCCGCAAGAGCGCGATCGAGCAACTGATCACGACCAACGTCGACGACAAGACACTTATTCTCACGCTGCAGGCGTTCGCCAAGGTTTGCGACGTCTTCCCGGCTGAGATGCAGGCGATGATCCAGTCATCGCAGGAGCGGCGTGCCTTCAAGGCCGTCTAAACCCAACCAAGGATTATAACAAATGCCCGATACGACAGCCCCTAGCGGGTCCGTAGAAGCATCCCCTATGTCTTTCGACGAGGGTGTCAGTGCCATTGAAAATCTTCTTGGAGACGTCCCGGATACGGATAGCGTCGAAGATGCAAAGGCAAAACCGGCAGATGCAGTTACCGAAGCGCCCGAGGGCGACGAGGATGCCGCACTTCTGCAGGCGCTTGACGATGGAAATGAAGGCGAACCTGAGGTTACGGAGCCCGCTGCCCCGGCGGCCATCCCAGACACCGCAACGGTGACACTGGACGACGGCACTACGATAAGCATCGCCGACCTCAAGACCAACCACATGTTCCAGCGTGTTTTCACCAAGAAAACTGAGGAACTGAAGGCAGAGCGCGCAGCCCTGCATGAAGAACATCAGCGAAAGGTGAGCGAAGCGGAAAACGAAATCCGCCAAAAGCGTGATCTTATCCTGGAAAATTGGCGCCTCGTCGTCCCTGATGAGCCTGTCTTCGACCCCAACGACCCTGTTGGGTACCTCGAAGACCTGGCGAAATACCAGGAACGCATGAAGACGATGAACAACCTCTGGCTTCAGAAACAGCAAGAGGAGGAAAGTCGACAGCAAGAAGCGGAAAGGAACGCCGAGGAAGAACGCACGACGGAATGGAATACGTTCCTGAACGCAAACCCGGCGCTCAAGACCGATGCCAAGCTGAAGGCATTCCGTGAGGACGTGAAGGAAATCGGCATCGGCCAATACAAGCTGAAGCCCGAGGAACTGAAGGCGATCACCGACCATCGTTATATGCAGGTGCTTAGCGACGCCATTGCCTACCAGAAGCTAAAGGCCAAAGCCGCCGCAACTGTTCAAAAGCAGGTGGTGGTAAAGCCGAAGCTGGTTCAGCAGCAGCGCATGGCCCCGCAGACTATCCAGGAAAGAGACCGCCAAGGCCGTTTCGAGAGCCTTCGCAAGTCCGGCAGCATCGACGCTGCCGCCCGAGCAATCGAAGCCCTTCTCTAAGGAAACAAGCCCATGGCACAGCCATCAAACACCTTCGAAACCTATGATGCGGTCGGCAACCGTGAGACGCTCGCCGACCAGATCTATCTCATCACCCCCGATGAAACGCCGTTCCTCTCGATGATCGGCAAGAAGTCGGTGGAAGGCGTTCATCCGGAATGGCAGACCGATACTCTCGCCACCCCGGACGTCAACAACAACCAGCCGGAAGGCAACGACTGGGTATTCCAGGCCGTCACACCGACCAGCCGCGTTGGCAACTACTGCCAGATCTCCGACAAGCGCATTTCCATCTCGGGAACGCAGGACGTCGTATCCAAGGCAGGCCGCAAGTCCGAAATGGCGCGTGAAATCGCCAAGAAGGGCCAGGAACTGAAGACCGACATGGAAGTCACTCTGATTTCCAACCAGGCTTCTTCGGCCGGCGCCGGCAATGCTGCGGCAAACCGCAAGCTCGGCGGCATGCGTGCATGGCTGTCCACCAACGACCTGTTGGGCGCTGGTGGTGCATCTGGTGGCTTCAATACGACCACCGGTCTTGTCGATGCAGCAACCAACGGAGCGCAGCGCGCGCTCACGAAGGCCCTGCTGGATTCGGCGATCTCGGCAGCATACGTTGCCGGCGGCAACCCGACGACCCTGATGCTGGCTCCCTACGCAAAGACGGTGTTCTCCACCTTCATGAGCGATGCCAACGTTGCTCCTCAGCGTTTCGAAACGCCGAAGAACAGCCAGACCACGATCGTTGCAGCTGCCGACGCCTATCTGTCGGACTTCGGAACTCTCGCCGTTGTTCCGAACCGCCAGATGGCCCGTGCAGGCGCCACGATCGCCCGCAATGCCTTCCTCATCGACCCGTCCATGGCAAAGCTCGGCACCCTCCGCGACATCCATCGCGAAGACCCGGCCAAGACTGGCGACCAGGAGAAGAAGGTTCTGCTCGTCGAATACACGCTGATCGTCAACAACGAAGCCGCTCACGCGGTGATTGCCGACATCTTCGGCATGACCTCGGCAAGCTAAGGAGCCAGCATCATGGATCGCATGCAGCCTATCAACCTCACCGCGTCCGCCTATACGCTTACCAAGGAAGCGCATAGCGGCACGACGCTCACTGTCAACCGCGCGGCCGGCAGCACCCTCACGCTGCCTGCCTCTGCCGGCGATGGTTCGATTTTCGAAATCGTCATCGGCACGACCGTCACCAGCAACTCCGTCATCGTCCAGGTGGCAAACTCGTCCGACATCATGTCTGGCGTGGCCTGGCAGGCGGCTGATGGTGGCTCGACGTCCAACGCATGGGAAACCGGCGCGACGGACGACACGATCACCATGAACGGCACGACAACCGGCGGCATCAAGGGCGATCGCATCGTCCTGAAGGATGTTTCGCTCAACGTCTGGGCGGTCAGCATCTTCGGCGCCGCCACAGGAACCGAGGCGACACCTTTTAGCGCCGCCGTTTAGTGCAATCATCCTTTGTAAACAAAAGGAAATATGGTACATTTCTCTTGTCAAAACAGGAGAAATTCCATGGCAACTTTTCGTGATAGATCGGGTGAGAAAATCGGCCGCCTTACAATTCTCTGTGAGGCGGCCGAAAGGATAGGCGGACGCGTAACATGGCATTGCCGGTGTGAGTGTGGGAATGAGGTAACTAGGCCCGGAAGGGACCTGTACGCAGGGAGAACAACTTCCTGTGGATGTTTGCAGAAGATGCTTACAGCCAAGTCTAATGCCGATCGGGCAAAGCATGGCCATGCTAGATCATTCGGAACCAAAAAGCATTTCACCACTCCAGAATACCGCTCATGGAAGGCGATGCTGGAGCGATGCAGGAACCCAAAGGCGCCGAATTATCATTTATACGGGGGCCGAGGAATATCTGTTTGCGATCGGTGGATTGGCCGCGAGGGTTTTACGAATTTTCTGTCTGATATGGGACCCCGCGGCGAAGGTCTAACCCTCGACAGGGTAGAAACAGACGGCAACTACGAGCCGTCTAACTGCCAGTGGGCAGATGCGAAAGATCAAGCGAAAAACAGGCGCAAGACGCCAGAATACAAGGCCCAGATGAAAGCCAATCTGGACGCCGGAAGAGTGCGCATGTGGAGTGAACCCGAGCTTAGGGCAAAGCTCATCAAAAGCAGAAAGCGAACAACACCATGAACAGATCAGACCTCGAAAAGCAGGCCCGCGATATGGGTATCTCCGTAGACGGCCGCTGGTCGGATGCGCGCGTCCGCGAAGAGATCAACAAAAAGGGTCTCGAAGCACAGAATGCAAATGACCAGAACACTGGAGCTAGATTTGCCGAACCCCGCGGCGAAGCGCGTTTCCAGCCTGTCGACGACGAAACGCCGACCTTCGAGAAGAACGCCGAGCTTGACAACATCAAGCACGCCGAGAAGCCGAAGGAAAAGCTCTTCCCGGTCAAGCTGGTGAAGAACTATCGCCCGATCTCGCCTGACGCGCAGATCCAGGGCGACGACGGCGAATATCGGCCGCTCACCGACGAAGAAGCAATGAAGGTCGAGGCCGGCAAGCATATCGCCGTCCCGGTCGCCGAAGCCCAATCCGTCATCGAGAAGAAGATCGCCGAACGCAATGACCCGATCCGTTGATCTTCGCGGAGCCGACAATCTTGACTGGACGCTCCTCCGGGAGACGTCCAGTCATCGCTATTGGCTCGCCATGCTTCCCGATGGCAAACAGGTCATCAAGACCGAGTTCCTTGCCGATGATCAGCTCGTCGAGGACAACAAGCGCCTCTACAACGAGAGCGAAGGCAAGCGATGGGGCGACGGCCAGGTCGTCGGCCGCATCCCGTTGAACGTGCTTTACAGCTCGCAGCACCAGATCATGGAAAAGCTGAAAGAGGGCGACCGCGACCATTTCCGCTGGTGGCTAAATAGCGACCACGCTAGGCCTTACCGCACCTTCAAGGGTAAAATCTGATGGATTATGCCGCCCTTCAAACGGCTGTCCTTAACTGGGCGGCGCGATCCGACGTCGAGTCAACCGCCGAAGTGGTGAACTGCATCGCGTTTGCTACGGACGGTTTCAACCACGGCGTCCCGGCGAACGGCATTGCTCCGCTGCGCACGCGTGAGATGGAAACGCTGGCCTCGATCACCATGACGGACGGCGTGGGCACACTGCCGACCGATTACCTGCAGTACAAGACGGCTCGATCTATGTCGTCGCTGCCAAATCCTCTTTCCTATGCGACCGGAAGCTATACCAACGGCGCGTTTGCAGATGGCGCGGCCGGCCTGTCCACCACGTTTTCGATCTCGGGATCAACGATCTATGTCTTCCCTACCTCCGGGGTGGATGTGGACATGGTCTATTACGCCAAGATCCCAGCGCTCTCCGTCTCCAACACAAGCAATTGGCTGCTTGCCAAGATGCCAAGCCTCTATCTGCACGCCGCTTTGATGCATCTCGCCATGTTCATCCGCGATGATGCGCTACTGGCCCGCTCGCAGGCCATGGTGGCCTCGACGATCGATGGCCTGAACCAAACCGACCTGCTCAGCGAATACGCCAAGACCGGCACGCGCATGGGGATGCTGACGCCGTGATGATCCCATTCCCACCGTTCGAGCCGGATAAGGCGGCATACAACAGCAACGCCACGGCAGTTGCCGTGAACACGCTGCCGATCGCGGACGGGTGGGGGCCAATGCAGTCGCTTGTCCCACTTGCGGATGCACTGGCAAGCGCTCCCCGAGGTTCCATCACGGCAAGACTGTCCACAGGCGTGCAAGTGACGATTTCCGGCACAGCAACCGGCCTTTATCTGGTCAACAACAACGGCACGCTAACCGACGTTTCCGGGGCGAGCGCACCCTATGCTGTCCCGGATGGAGATGAGTGGTCTTTTGACGTTTTTGGGGCGCGCATCATCGCCACCAACCTGAATGACGCCCCGCAATATTACGATATTGGCACCAGTACGGATTTCGCGGATCTTCCGGGCAACCCGCCGAAGGCCCGCTTTGTCAAGGTGATTGGCGATTTCGTGGCCTTCTACCAGTTGGCGAATGACGCGGCAGCCATCCACTGGTCTGGCATTAATAATTCGGAGCAATGGGTTCCAGGCGAGGAACTTTGCGACACAAACAGCTTTCCCGATGGTGAGGAACTGCAAGCGATCAGCGTCAACGGCTCCGGCGCTACCTTGGCGTTTAGATCCGGCTTTCGCTCGATGATGTTCGACCCTTCCTCGGGCTATGTGTTCACCTTCTCGCCCTTCGCAGAGGGCAGGGGGTGCGCCGCCCCGCTTTCTCTCGTTGATATAGGACGAGGAGATTTCGTCTACTACTCTGATACCGGCTTTTACCGCGGCATCTCTGCTACGCCGATTGGGGCTGAGCGAGTAGACCGCTGGATCCAGAGCGTGACGAACGACACGACAAGACCGAAGATAAAAGGCGTCTATGATCCATTCCGCAAGGTGGTGATGTGGCGCTATGAAGACCCGACTGGGAATGGCTACATCCTCGGCTACGCTTGGCAGCTTGACCGCTGGTTCCAGTCCGACACTATCGTGACCGGCCTTGGCGTATTCGCCACCTCGGCAAAGACGCTTGAAGACCTCGATGCGATTTCATCGTCAATTGATCTACTACCTTTTTCGCTGGACAGTTCGGCCTATGGTGGCGGCCCTCCGTCGTTCGCCGGTTTCGACGCGTCATTCCGCCTCGGGTTCTTCACCGGCCTCCCACAACAGGCGACGATCGAGACTGGTCAGATCGAGACACTCCCCGGAAACCGGGCCTTTGTTTCAGGCTTGCGCGCCGTCAGCGACAGCACTGGCTTAACGGTTGCAGTCGGAACTTTGGATTCTCACGACGACACGCCGGCTTGGACGGCGCAGCAGACGAGGAACAGCCGGTCCTACATGTTCGATTTTAGGGCCGATGGCCGGCTCCATGCCTTTCGCGCCATTATCCCGGCCGGAGATGGCTGGACCGCTCTCAGCGCCTTGAACGTCAACGCCATGCCGAGTGGTGCGCTATGAGCGTCAATATTCCGTTCATCGCCAACGTGAAGACGATTTGCAAGGATCTGACGGTTACAACGTCGGTAGACGTCTATACCGGTTCTGCCAATCTTCGCGGGTCACTCGATAGCATGTCGGTGTGCAACGACAGTGCCGGCAGTGTCAATTTTACGCTGCAGATCACTGATGGGACCAATGTCTACAAGATTTACGATGTCTTTCCTGTGGCTTCACATACTACGCTATTCATCAAGGAACATAACGTCCAGATGCCGGATGGCTGGACTTTGCAGGTGATTGCGTCCGGGGCCAACGCTCTGCATGTGGTGTCCGTCATTGCCGAAGTCAGCCCGGTCCGCTCGCAATGAGGATTGCCATAGCGAATTCGGCCGAGGTCGACGCGATTTGGCCGTCGATCAGCGATAAGATCATCAAGGCCACACTGAAATACGGAAGCAGCGTTTCATCCGGCGACCTTTGGCAGATGTGCCGCGCTGGGAACGCCTTCCTTGTGGTGGTCTTCGATGGCGAAGAGGTCAAAGGCGCACTGATCATGCAGTTCCAGCGCTGGGCGTCCAAACAGGTCATGTACTGCCTGGCGATCGTCGGCGACGACATTCAGACGTGGCTTCCGGATGCCCGGGCCTTCATCACCGATATGGCGAAAGCCGGCGGGGCCGAGAGTTTCATCGCCGAGGGCCGCGAAGGCTGGCCCGCTCTGTTCCCTGATGCCAAAAAGCTGCGCATAACCTACGAGGTGCCCCTATGAACGGCGGAAGCAAGCAGACAACTACCAGCAATTCTGCGCCGTGGAAGGAGGCCCAGCCTGCGCTCAAGCAAGGTATTTCGGAAGCGCAGAAGCTTTACAACAATGGAACTGGCGCCAAGGTTTACACCGGCTCCACGGTCGTGCCGTGGGACGCGAAGACGCAGCAGGGCATGGGCGTCATCACCGATGCTGCGAATGCCAACAGCGGCGGCCAAGGCACGTCTGGGCAGTATCAGGACATCATCAACAACGGCGGCTACAATGCGGGGCAGCTGGATGCGCTGAACAACACCCGCGCCGTCGCCAATGGCGCCTTTGACATCAATTCGGACCCCGGTTTTCAGCAGGTCGTCGACTTGGCCCGTAACAATGTCAATGCCGGCGCATCAGGGGCAGGGCGCTACGGCTCCGGTATCCACCAGCAGACGCTCGGCAATACGATCGGCGACCTCGGCGCGCGGCAGTATCAGGCATGGCAGCAGCGCAAGGATTCGGCCAATAGCAATCTTTTCAATATGTCGCAGCAGGGCATTGGCAACCTTTCGACGGCCTACAGCGGCCTCCAGGCCCCGGCGCAAAGCCTAATGCAGGTCGGCGCCATGAACGAGGATCTGGCAACCCGCCAGTTGAACGACAAACTCCGCATCTTCAACGAGCAGCAAAACAAGCCCTGGGAGAACCTCAGCAGGCTGAACGCCATCGCATCCGGCGCCGGCCAGCTGGGCGGCTCGCAGACGACATCACAGCCAGGCCAGAATCCATTTCTCAGCGCATTGGGCTATGGCAGCACGGCGGCCGGCCTCTTGGGGAGTTTCTTCTAAATGGCTCTTCCTCCATTCGCAGGCGGCTTTCAGCCGTGGCTCAAATCCAACTCCGACATGCTGCTGCAGGCAGGGGCTGGCCTTCTTGGCGGATCGACGCCTCAGGAGCAGGTCGCAGGGCTCGCCCAAGGCGTTGCCGGCGTTCGCCAGCGCAACAAGACGCTCGAATTCCTCCGCACGCAGAACCCGGATCTGGCAGCTGCCGTTGAAAGCGGCGCTCTGTCTGGCGGCGATGCATACAAGCTGTTCTACCAGCAGAAGCTTGAGGCTCAGAAGCCGAAGAACAACTTCATGTCGGCCGGCGGTTCTCTCTACGACACTTCGACAGGACAGTGGATTACACCCCCAGCAAACCCGAGCGCGGATCAGGAAACCTTCTACGGCAATCCGATCCCGATCCAGACGCCTGACGGCATTCAGTACGGCCAGATCGGCAGCCGCGGATCGTTCAAGCCTATCGACATTGGCAACGGCAACAAATTCGCTCCGCCTGCAAAGACGGTCGATCTCGGAAACTCCGTTGGTGTCATCGGCCCCGGTGGCGTGCAGACCAACAACATCCCGAAAGACCTCGCTGGCGCCGAAGAGCAGAAAGCGCTCGGCAAGGGGCAGGGCGAGGCAACGATTACGGCAAGGACAGCCCTCCCGGCCGCCCAGCAGGCCGCCACGGATGTAGCCGCCCAAGTCAACCGCCTGAAAAACGATCCCGATCTCCCAAGCGTCCTCGGCCCGATCGACTCCATCACGCCGAACCTAAGCGCAGGCTCAAACCGCGTGCAGAGCTATATCAATCAGCTTGGCGGCGGCGCGTTCCTTCAGGCCCGCACGCTTCTCAAGGGCGGCGGCCAGATTACCGACTTCGAAGGCAAGAAGGCCGAGCAGGCTTATATCCGCCTCAACCAGGCGCAGAGCCCAGAAGATTTCAAGGCCGCCCTCGACGACTTCAATGATGCTGTCCAGTCCGGTCTCGCAAAGCTTGCGGCCCAAGCGAACCATGGCCAAGCGCAGGGTTCTGGCAGCCAAGGGCCATCGGTGGATGACCTCATCCGGCAATATGGTGGGCAATAATGTCTGACTTTAAAATGGCTCGATCGGCTGCTAGGGGCTTACTGTCTCCGGGCAACATCGACCTTGCTCATCGTCCAATCGTCAAAAATGCGGATGGCTCGATCAGCACCGTACGCTCAATGTCGTTCAACGAGGACGGTAAGGAAATTCTCGTCCCTACGGTATCGCCTGATGGACGCATCCTATCGGATGATGACGCGATCAACCTCTACCATCAGACGGGCCAAAATCTCGGCATGTTCGACACGCCAGATAACGCAACCGCCTACGCGCAGACCCTGCATAATCAGCAGGAACAAATGTACGCACGTCCGCGAGAAGAGGGTGGGATGGACCGTATTCAGCAGCTCTCCACAGCCCTCGTAAACGCCCATAATGCAGGCGATGAAGCGGCGGCAAAAACTCTCGCAAATGAGATTATCCGACTGAGGGGCGGCGCTCCAGATCCGAATATGGCGCCATCCGGGTCCGATGCGAAGTCGCTCGCCTCCGACCTCTCGCTCATGACGCAAAACCCTGCTCAAGCAATCGACAACCAGCGTGTCGCCGACGCCAAAGACAGACGGGATGATTTTTACAGCCGCGGCATCTATGCTGGAAAGTACAACCCTCTTGGCCCCATTGCCAAGGTAATCGACGCTGGCGCAAGCGCGGCACAGCGCGCTCCGTTGATGGGATGGGATGATGAAATAACCGCTGGTTGGCGTTCTCTTATCGGAGATACAGACTACGCCACAGCTCAGGCGCAGGAAGACGCCAAGAAGACCGCCATGCGGCAGCAAAACCCCGTCGCTTCCGTTGCCGGTGATATCGGTGGCGGCCTTGTCATGGCTCGCGGTCTGCCGAATGTTCTCGCCGGCCGCAACCTTCCGATCATTGGTCGCACTGGCGCCGCTGCTCTTGAGGCAGGCGGATATGGGGCCGTCACTGGAGCGGGCGAGGCCAAGCCAGGTGACCGCCTGACAGGGGCGGTGACGGGCGGCCTGCTCGGGGCCGGGGCCGGCGCCACTTTATCGAAAGTAGGTGATGCGTTGGCTTCCAGGGCGGCTCGGAAAGCTGCGGCCGCCGCGGCTCCGAGCGCCGAAGAGCTGAACGTGGCTTCGAAAGCCCTCTATGACCAAGCCTATCAGTCAGGCGTTGCAATCGCCCCTCAAGCGACTGATACCATCGTTCAGAACATGACGCTGGCCGGCGGACGCATAAACGAAGCGCTCCGTCCGAAGACGGCCGGCATTATCTCCGATGTTCAGGCCCTTCGCGGCAAGCCGATGGATCTCCAGACCTTCCACGAGCTGCGCCAAGAAATCGACCTTGCAATCCGTGGCGCAGAGCCTGGCGATGAGCGAATGCTGCTTCGGATGCGCGACATCCTGAACAGTTTTGCCGACAACGCCCAGCAGGGCCATCTTACCGGCCCTGCCAGCGGTCTCAAGACATTCCGTGAAGCTGATGCGCTCTGGGCGAAGAAGTCTAAGGCGCAGCTGCTGGAGGATATGTTCGACCTCGCCGACGTGAAGTCCGGCAGGTATTCCCAATCCGGCATGGAAAACGCGCTTCGCGACAAGGCTTCGCAGCTTTACACGCAAATCGTCAAGGGTAAGGTCAAAGGATTCACGGCCGAAGAGGTCGGCGTCATTCGCCAGTTGGCGAAGGCTGAGACAAGCGGGGCCGTGACAAAGTGGATTGCTAAGTTTGCGCCCCGCGGCGTCGTCTCTGCCGGCGCCGGGTCAGCATTGGGCGCGTCCATCGGTTCTTTCTTCGGTCCAATGGGTACGGCGGCAGGGTTTGTCATTCCCGGTGCCGTCGGCCATGTGGCTGCTCGGGGAGTGGACAGCGCTGCTCTCAGGAGCATCCAGGCCGTCCGCAACGCTGCAGCCAGCGGCACGGCGCCGGTCCTGAAGGCCATCTCAAACCGTGCTTTGCCACTGATCGGACCGCTGGCGGCCGGGATCAGTAGCCAAGCACAGCAGCGTAGATAAACTTTGAGATCTGTGAAAGGACGATTGCCAGAATGAACAATGGCAACGTCACATTGAAAAACCAGTAGGCCCCAGGCCCCCAAAACGGTTCTTTCTTCCCCTCGCGCCGCCATTCGCTCTCGTGAAGATCGAGATTTTTGCGGAATTCGTCGTTCAATCCACTCTCCTAAGTGTGTGAGGGCCAATATGGCATCACGTAAGCAAGAATTCTACTCTGGCGTCTATAATAACGCTCGGGCGGCTGGTCTGTCCGACGCGCAGGCGCGGCTTGCGGCCTCGCAGGCTTCGCTTGAGACCGGGTATGGGCGTTCTTCCGTAGGCAACAACTATTTCGGTGTAAAGGCCGGATCCTCGTGGAAAGGGCCCGTCAATAATGCCGGGACATGGGAAAACGTCAACGGGCGCAATGTCAACACCACCGCGAATTTCCGCGCCTACGGCAGCCCCGCCGAGTCACTGACTGACTATTCTGGGATGCTAAGCCGAAACTTCCCCAATAGTTATTGGGCTGATGATTTCGATACGGCTGTTTCCGGCCTCTCCAATGGGCGTTTTGGCTCCTATGCCTCCGACCCAAATTATGGTTCGAAACTTCGCTCTATCGATCGTCGTTTCGGATCTGACCTCGGCATCATGGCGGTCATTGACCCGCCGACGCCCGCGCAACGCCCGTCAAACAACCCTTTCGACGCGATCCTCTCACCTCAGCAGCCATCCTTCCCCGCCACACCTTCCCCTGTCCAAAGAGGAGCGCTCGCCGACGTGACCCCTGTATCGTTCTCCGACCGTTACAATGCGCCTCAGGTGCGCACGCCATCGGCGCTATCGTCATATTTTGACTATTCTGGGCTACTGTCACCGGAAGAACCCCCGTCTCAGTTCAATGCCGACCGCTTCCAGACGACCGCGCCCGTCGCCACGACACCGCAGCAGCTGCAGCGCGGCCTTCTCGACCAGCAGCTTGACGTCGGCATCCTCCCGGATATCCGCGCGCCGGCAACGAACTGGCCTGGCGCACCGGTCAACACCCCGCCCGCGTCCCCGGCCTATACCGATCCAATGGTGACGCACGCGCCCGACTCTATCCAAACGGCGGCCGTTCAGCCCCAGGCCCCGACCGCGCCAAGTGGCCTCCTATCCGGCCCCGAAGCCGCGCAGCTCCAGCAGCAGCAAGGTTTGATGGGTGGGCCGCTCCAGCACTCCACGCCTGAACAGCTTCAGGCAATGGCGGCGCAGGCGCAGAAGGGGATGCAGAACAGAGCGTTGGCAGGCGCCCTTGGCGGCGGCTTGCTGGGCGGCCTCACGCTTGGTCCGATCGGCGGAATTCTCGGCGGCCTGCTTGGGCGCACCGTGGCGCGAAACAGCTACTTCCCCGACGCGCCCGCACCATCAGCCAACAGCAGGAATGACCGCGGCCTTAACGACTATGGCAAGTCCGTAGCCAACCAATCCGGACAGTTCCGAGACGCCATGTCTCGGGGCGGCGTCGGCCTTTATTGAGGACAGACAATGGCAAAAAATACCTTTCTCGATTGGGATACGACCGCCAACAACAACACTGATGTCGGCGGCGTGAACATCAACGAAGGCTGCCCTCCTTCCTCCGTAAACAACGGCATCCGAACCGTCATGGCGCAAGCGAAGGCTGGCATAGATGGTAAAGCCGTCTACGCCGCAAAGAGCGCAAATTACCTTGCTCTTGCAGCCGACAACAACGCGGTTCTTCGGTTTACCGCCGCAGCCACTCTGACGCTCACGGCTGCGGCCACGCTTGGCGCAAGCTGGCACCTGCTCGTCTGGGCTGATGGCGCTGACGTGACCATCGATCCCAATGGCGCGGAACCCGTCAACGGGGCGGCTACTGTCGTCGTCCCAAACGGAAACATGGTTCTGCTCATCTGCACCGGTACGGCATTTTTCGCATCCGGCATTCCGTCGCTGTGGAGCCTGATCTCAACAGATGCAGGCGCGGCCGTTGGCCCGCTTCTCTCTCTTTACCGTGACTCTGCTTCTCCGGCCGCAAGCGACACTATCGGCGGGATCTCCCTGGATGGCCGTGACAGCGCCGGGAACAAACAGACTTACGCCACGATCGAGGGAAGCATTACCGATGCGACCAGCACCAGCGAGGATGGCGCTCTTCTCCTACGCGCAGTGGTCGCCGGGGCGCTGACGACCATCATCAACATCAACGGTGCCGCCGTAACCGTCAACGGCACGCTCACGGTTACGGGCTGAATAGGATGACACTTCTTTCTTCAGGTGGAATGACGGGGCAACTTATCCGCGATGAGCTGCGACAGTCGGGGGGAAATCTGGTCTTCCCTGACTCTACTACTAGGTGGCTTGCTGACAAACCGACCGGATCGGTGATCCTTCCGACTGACTACTACAGCAAAGCTGCCGTTAAACAGGTATTTGCATCAAGCTTCACTGGGTCAGGTGCGACTTGGAATGTTACCGTAGATCTTGGGATAGATTTTCCAGGAAGGCGCTTTGTTGTTTGCATCGGTGCGCTTGCTGCTGCAAATGCCTCACAAGTACTAGTCGTCGGTCCGAATACTTTAGCCAGCCAGACACTAACACTTGGACCCGGGCAGGCGTGGTTTAACGTGAGTAGAAACGTAACGGGTGGTATTCTCTACTCTGCCGCAAACGCAGTTACGGGCACGTCAGGAACATTGCACATAGTATTCAATCAATCGGTCATCCGTTTTCGTGCCGTTGTGTATGCCATCTCAAATATTGGCACACTTTTTTCGTCAAACCAAAATGGATCAGCCAGCGCTACGTCGACTAGTACCACAGTTAACGTAGATACGAATGGTGTTGTTGTAGCTATGGGATTTAAAGAGCAAGCAACCGCAATGACACTTACTGGTGTTGTTGAAGATTCAGAAGCTCTCGTAGGTGGAACACTTGATATGGTCACTGGTTGGCAAAACAGACTGGCTTCACAAACCGGAAGATCAATTGGTGTATCAGGTAATGCGGCAGCAGACATTATAGGCCTGGCAGCCGTGTCTTTTGGGACGTGATAATGCCGACGATCATCCGGGGTGATCTCCTGGCCATCCGTTGCAATGCCCCAATTCATGACGCAATACGGCGTCTGGCGTTGCGCCCATATACGTCTTGTCGATCGTGATAACGATGCACCGATCAGGGAAAGCCTTGGCGCAGCCATGCTGCTGAAAGCTCGTCGTATCCTTCAATCCGTACTTTGCGAACAGTTGCTGGCACGCTTTCTGCATCTTGGATTGCGGTAACTGCGTCAGCATAAGCCTGCCGGAATAAGTGTGATCAAACCGTGCCGGCGGGTTCCACTCAGGGTCGCGAAGACCGGCAACAGCAAGACCTGGCAGTAACATCGCGGATGCGAGGAAAAGAAAACCAGCGGTTTTCATGGCGGGCTTACGACTCCAGTGAGGTTTCAATCCACCAGTATATGGCGAGATATCGCACCATACGCAATAGAATTTGCAACCGCAGTAGAGTCACTTCCATCACTATGTATTGCCATCGTTAACGGCAATTATACCGAGAACATTTCTTCCTCGCCTAAGTGATTCATTCTGAATCGTTTTCCACATCCGGAGGCATCCATGCTCGTCAACAACTGGCGCGCGATCATCAAGCACGCCTGGTCAATCCGCTTCATGGTCCTGGCGCTGCTCTGCATCATCATCGAGCCGATTTACACCTTCGTCGCCGCAACTTGGGTTGCGAAGAACGTCTACATCCAGCTTGCGATGTCAGCGATCACCGGCCTCCTGGCCGTCGCAGCGATCATCGCCAGAATTTTCGTTCAGCAGAAAGTCTCAGGGGATTTGAATGGCAAACCGCCTTCAGAAGGGTAGCGCTGCGGCTGCAATGGCCGTTGCTCTTGTCGGCTCGTTCGAGGGGCTTCGTCAGAACGCCTATCCCGATCCGGCCACGCAGGGCCAACCTTGGACGATCTGCTATGGCAGCACCAACGGGGTGAAGCCGGGAGACTACAAGACCGTCGCCCAGTGCAAGGCGCTCCTCTCGCTCGAGCTTCAGAAGTACGCCGCCGGCATCGACCATTGCGTCACGGTCCCGCTGCCGGATGCGCGTTTCGTCGCTCTGACCTCATTTTCGTACAATGTCGGCATCAAGGCGGCTTGCGGCTCCAGCGCAATCAAGCTCATCAACCAGGGCAAGACCGCCGAAGGCTGCGAAGCGCTTTTGCGTTGGAATAAGGCGGCGGGCATTACATTCCCCGGCCTGACGCGCCGCCGGCAGAAGGAACGCCAATTCTGCCTTGAGGGCCTCTAAATGTTCGGCATCATCGACGGCATCAAGCTCGGCGCCGGCATCATCGCAGGTCTCGCCATCTATCACCTATACGCCGTGACGATCGGCTATCCCTCCGCCGCCCGAGAAGCCCGCGCCGGCTACGTCCTTGTAGCAGAAAAGACCGCGGCAGAAGCCCGCGCTGCAGAGATGGAGCGCCAGTACACCGCCGCTACGCAGGCGACGGAAGAGCACCGGAAACGCCTGGCTGCCGCCGAAGCGTCGGAGCAGGCGGCCAGAGACACCCTCGAAATCGAGATCCAATCCTATGAGCTACAGCTTTCCGAGAAGAACCGCGCTTGCGCTGTTACTGCTGCTGATCGTGACTGGCTGCTCAAGCACTGAGCGCCTCGACCGTGCGGCTACCGCCAAAGGGCAGGCGCAAGCCGGCGTGCTGCTTCCGGCGCTTCCCGACGACCTTCGCAAGCAGGAAGCCCACGCAGCGGTCACAGAGGGCCAGCCGTTGATTTCCGTCCTCGCCCGCGAGCGGCAGGCGCTCGACCGTGCCAACGCCCGCCAGGGGCGCACCATTCGTTTTTACGACGATCTCGCCTCTAAACTTGGATCTCGCCAATGATGCTCGGACTCGGACTCAGCCTAACCGCCCCTCGCAGTGGTGGAGGCGGCGCGGCATCCCTCCCTGCCTTCACGTTCCAGTCGGAAACAACGACACTGGAAACGGCCAAGGCGGGGCAGGGCATCACCATGACCCGAGCGCAGAAGCTGGCCTATGATCGCCTGATCACGCGCATCAAGGGCCAGGGCGTCAGCATGACGAATGCCAAGGCCCTCTACACCCCGGATACGCCGACCGAAATCAACAGCCGGATGAACAAATTCCACCCCGGCACCAACGATCTGACTTTGACCGGCGCGGGCGTTCCCACTTATACGGCAAGCGACCGATGGGGCGGCTGGTCATCCACCACGAAATACAACACCGGCATCGGGCTTCAGAGCTTCTCTCAAGGCCAGTTCACGATCTTCTTTTATTCCCGCACCTCAACGGGAGCAGCCAGTGGCGACTTCGGCGCCCAGACGGCCGGCGGCGACGGCATCGGGGCCAACACCCGCGATGCGTCCAACAAGTTCAACGCGCGCCTTCAGGCTGCGAACTACGTCTCCACCTCAACGACGATCACTCCGGGCCAGGGCATGCACAGCATCCGCCCGAACAGCCTCGATACGTTCGGCATCACCCGCGAAGCCCCGTCGCCGACCTATGTCTCTCCCGCGACCAACCCGACCATCCACCTCGGCGGGATCAACGGCGGTGCGGTATCGGCTCATGATTGCGGTCTTTTCGCCATCTTCGACGTGACGCTGAACGACGCCCAATGCCGGGAGATCAGCGCGGCGCTACTCGACTACTACTACAAGATCCGCTTCGGGTTTGTGGACACCTACGCCGCCGGCTATGCCCCGACGACAGCCGATTATGACGTTCTCGTTTACGGGGCCAGCTGGACGGCTGTCTGCGCCGCCTATGCCGCCAAGCAGGAAGGCAAGACTGTTGCCCTCGTCCTCGACGACCTGGCAAAGACCGATTGGGATATCGGCGGCATGCCGGCGTCCGGTCTGGCCTATGTGGACTGCTACAACTTCACGGCGCTCAAGGGGCTCTATCGAGACCTCACATCATGGGTGAACAGCACCATCATCAACCGAGCTGACACGAACACACAGACCGGCAACTCCGTCGAAAGCTGGCAGTTCGTGCAGGGCGTGCGCCGTATGCTCGACCCGACACGACAGAACGGGACGCTCATCCTCGGGCAGGATATCCCGGTCTATTTCTCCACCGGCATTCAGTCGATCACCTCTGTCGGCCTGAAAGACACGGCGCTGAAGACAAACGACGGCCGCACCTTCACGGCTCGGCAGTTCATCGCCGCGGACTATGACGGGGAATACATCCACAAATCCGCCGGCATTCCGACGTTTACAGGCTCTGAGGCGGCCGGATCGGGATCCGAAGCCAACAACGGCTACAAGGGCTCGGGCTCGATCAGCAAGCCCTATGGCTCGGATATCAGCCCTTACATCACCGATGGCGTCCAGGCATCCGGCCTACTCCCGGATATTCAGGGCGAAATGCCGCTCCCCGGCCTGACAGTGGATGGGGTTGACCCGTCGATCGAGAGCATGAACTACCGCCTGGCGATGACGACAGACGTGGCCCGCATGGTTCCGGTCACGACTATGGACCCACATCGAAACTACAACGCTCTCCGTTATGAGACAGCAGCGCGCGCCTATGTCCTCAATCCGAGCGTAACGATCGGCAACCCGGCGAACACGCAGACCATCCTGCAGTTTGCTGTCGGCGGCTCGACGAACAAGATGGACGTGAACAACGGTTCCGGCGGCCTCTCCACTGACTTACCAGGCAGCGGCTATAGATACGCGACAGCCGCGAACCGGGCGGCCCAGTTGGCCGTCATCGACGACCTGAGGGATTATCAGCTCGGTTGGTTCTGGTGGCACGCCAATTCCGGGGAAGCTCGCATCCCGTCAACGCTGGTCACACAGTTCCAAGCGCTCGGGCTCGACGCCGGCACGTTCCTTGATCCCGGCCCCGGTGGCCTGCTCTTTTGGCCGAACCGCCCGTATCAGCGTGACCCGATCTGGCGCCTGAAGAACACCGGCTACGTCTCGACGGCTCAGGACTATTGCAAGACGGACGGATCGACCCCAAGGTCGCTTAAGACCGTTGCTGTCACTTCCTACGACTGTGACAAGCACCCGCCGTGGAAGGTCGCGTCCGGTGGACTGCTCTACACTCAGGGCTCGGTTCCAGGCGGGCTCGTGGCCGGCGTCGACAAGATGGCACCGGTTCCGCTCGAGGAAATCGTTCCGGATGTGGCGACAAAGACGAACGTCATCGTGCCGTGGGCTTCGTCCTGCACGATCCTCTGCTGGTACATGGGGCGTCTTGAGCCGACTGGCGGTCTCAAAGGCGAGGCGGCCGGCGTAATGGCCTCCATGGCGATCGACGGGAACGTTGAAGTGCAGAACGTCGACTACACGACGCTGAACACAAAGCTCTCGGCCCGAGACGTCAACCATCCGTACTTGCCGCAGGTGGCGTGACAATAGCCGGGAAATCCGGTAAAACAGCGTTGCTATTCCCGATGTGTGGCTGAGTCAGGTCTAAAGCTGAAGCGTGAACTCATAAGCGCCTTGACCGTCTATGCTGTAGTTACTTTGGGACGGATACCGAGATAGTTTCTACAACGGGGGTTCGAATCCCACCGCATCGGGAATAGCATTTCTCTCAACGACGGAGCGCATGATGAAGGCGAAATGGATCGGTAAATCTGGCGTCCTGCCGGTTGGTGCGGTGGTCGAAGTTCTGGCAATCGACTTCAGCGAGATGGACCCGCAGGACTGCTGGGTGAAATATCGACCGGAAGCCGGCGGCCCTCCGCAATACCGGTCATGCTTGATCAGTGAAACACAGCCGATCGACGACCGGCCGCTTATTGATCCGTATATCAGCCCACCGTCCCAGAAGGCTGACGTTCCGATCTCAGGCTCTTTTGACTATGAAGAAGTTCGCCGCCGGCTGCTGTCCGCTGACGAACCGCAGCCGATATTGCGCATTTACGGCCATAATTTCGAGGGGTTGAGCTTTGGCGATCAAGACTGAGCATTCCGGCGCGAAGAACGGCGGCGGCTATTGGGGCCGGCGGGCGCTTGCGAAGGAAGTCAGCAACATCATTCGCCGGCGTGGGGGCATAGAGGCGATCCGTCGCGAGGCCGCATTGATCGCGGGAGATGACGAAGCGATCCGCAAAAGCCTCAACGAGCGCTATCCGGTGATCACCGCTTATCTGGCGAAGAACGACTGAACGGCCACTCGTCACCAGACATTCCACAAGGCCGCCCACCGAGGCGGCTTTTCTTATGCGATCCGACGCCTGCGGCAAACAGGACGCCGGATCTAACCAACTCGATCTCACCGGATCGCGATGGCTGGACAGATTATGCCAGCCGAACGTTCCTAAGCAGTAAACAGCATGGCAGGGCATAGGGCGGGACTAAAGCAGGATGGCGGATGATATGACCGGCAATGGCGGAAGCGCACAATTTGACCCGATGGCCTCTTGGGCACGCTTGTCCGAGCGCGTCGAGAACCAAGGGAAAGATATTATCGACCTGCGCTCGAACATGAACAGCGGGTTTCAGGGCGTCAACTCTAACCTGGCTGCCCTATCGAACGAGCTGCGCAGCTCCGGCAAAACGCAGTGGCCGGTGATATGGTCGGCAATCGGCGTCGGAGTCGTGATCCTTTCCGGTCTGGGCTTCATGGCGCTGCAGCCGATCAAGGACAATACGGCACGCCTCGAGGAGGCCGTAATCCGCATTTCCGAAAACACTCAAACATCGTTTGCCAAGGTCAACGACGCGATGGTCACTCAGAAGGAAATGGAGTGGCGTACTCAACGCGGGGCTGAGGATCGAAAGAGAGCAGACGATGCCTTGGCTGACTTGCGGACCATGACTGTCACCAGAAACGAATGGTCAGAGCGCAATCATGCCCGCGATGGGGAGATTGCCGATCTCGGCCGGCGCATCGATGAGTTGCGACAGGAAGTCGGAAGCGTTTACGGAACCCGAGATGTGATAGTGGATCTGAAGCGGGAGTTGAGCGTGTTGCGACAAAGGGTCTTCGAATCCCGCCTCGATGGCAAGTCGATGTCAGAATAGCCACTTCACCGCCTCATACCCAAGCACCACCACAAGTCCTATGGCGACCAGGAGGGCTTGGGGAGTGTAGCGGTTGAACAATCAGCTTTCGCCTTCACCGATATCCAGCCCGCACATCTCATTGAGCGTTTTCTTGGGGTTCAATCCAGCAGGGCCGCGGTCCAATGGCGTTATGATAAATCCGGCCGCATGCATCGCCTTAACGAGCGCCCAGCCGTGGTCGATGAAGTCGCCGCCTCTTTTCGCTTCTGAGCACGCCTTCGAAATCCTGAATGCATATGCGTTGTTCATTCGTCTTCTCTCCTGGGTCTTTCAGCGCCCATTCCAAGCCAATACCGCCCGCCAAGTCTCATGCTCTCGCTGCGTTCCACCACCCCGGAAGAATGCCGGCGTCTCGACGGTGATCTCCTCTCCGCATCGCTGGCACGATATAACCGAGGTAGGCCCATACGATGCTTTCGGCCGGCCGCCGCATCTGCATCGATCCAGGCGCGGTATCGTGTCGTCGATCTCCGGAAAGCGCCACCGCATTATTCCTTCACCGTCTGCTCCGCCGCCTAGTTCGGTTTCTTTGTCATCTGGATATATGCCGATCTCAGCACCCCAAAGCCGTCGTCAATGCACGTGGCGTCCTTCCTAGCGTTCGCCCAACCCCAGCGGTAGGCGGGGTGATGATTGGGGCCGGGAGGAATATCCTTGATGTTGTGCCCGCGATAGCCGGCCACGAGTTCATCTGTGTCATAAGCCGCGATGTCCCATTCGTCGCGCGGCGGGAACACTTCGCCAAGATCGGCCAT